GCCGCATCAGCGGCACTGCTGGTTGCATTCCACGCATCCCGTATGGCATACAGAACCGTCTGCACCCATTCGGGCAAGGTCGGCACGACCTCTTCAAAGAAGGTGTTTATCGCGCTCTTGACCCAGTCCACTGCGGACGAAATACTGCCCCACGCATCGCGGATACCGCCGAGGACGGCCTCAACCCATTCAGGCATCTGAATATCAAGCTCGCCGCTGAAGAACGCCGTTACAGCCTCTTTGACAGCGGACACCGCACCCGTGATGTTGTCCCATGCTGTTTTGACATTCTCAAGCGGGCCTTTCAGCCATTCGGGCGTATCGTCCGGGATCTCGCCAGTCTCGAAGAACTCGCCGATTTTCTCCTTGGCGGTCTTTACACCTTCGCGGACTTTATCGAACTTTTCTTCTATCGGCGCGAGCTTGTCGGCGAGCGACTGCATCCCCTCTTTGGCCTGTGCGAGTTTATCGGATGTCCATTCCTCAAGGGCCGTTTTCGCTTGGCCCGCCCACTCTTTGACCTGTTTCCAGTTTGTGGCAAGAACAAGTGCGACCCCGGCTAGGGTCTGAACGGGTGCGAACAGCAAGCCGAGGACGACAGCAAGCGCGCCCAGCGCAGCGATCTGCTCCGGGCTTGCACTCGCTAGGAAGTCGGAGAACGCACCCGCAAGCTCCGTCACCGTTTCAACGGCAAAGCCGCTGACAACATCCCATATGTCACCCAAGAACTCCGCTATATTGCTGATGTAGCCGCTGAGTGTCTCGCCGTTCTCATTAATCCAGTTGAAGAAGCCCTGAACGCCGTCCAGCACGATGTTTCCGAGGTTGTACAGGTGCAGCGCGAATTGGTGGAAAGCGTCCTGCACGTTTTCCTGCGTGGCGAAGTTTATGACGGCCTCAAAGATGCCTGTCAGCGGTTCGAGCAGCGAATAACCCAGCAGATTGCCTAGCCCACCCGCGACGCGCTTCAGATCGTCCAGCGTGTCGCCGAACTTCACGCCAGCGTCGATCATGCTGTCCGACATCACGAAGCCGAGCCGCTCCGTGTTTTTACGTAGATCGTCCATCGCCTCTGACGATGTGTTGAGCAGCGGCATCAGGGTCTGTCCGTTTTTGCCGAACAACTGAATAGCAAGAGCGGACTTCCTCGCGCCTTGTGGCATCCGCTGGAACGCATCCACAACAGCCTCGAACGCGCCCTCCTGAGACATCCCGGCGAGGCTGTCCCATTGGAGACCCAACTGCTCGAACGCTTCGACAGCCGAATCAGAACCGCCAAGGATGGCGCTGTTCAGCGTCTTCATACTCACGCCCAAACTGTCGATAGAAGCGCCGCTTTGGCTGAGTATATAATCCCACTGCTGGAACGCCTTGCGGCTGATACCGAGAGCCTGAGACTGTTTATCGATGCGGTCTGCGGCCTGTGCCGTTGTGTTGGCGAGGTTCATTATACCGTCGACGGACTTTTTGACCGCCGCGACGGTAAACGCCGCTTTCAGCGCGGACTTGACGCGACCGAAGGATTTCTCGAGGCTCGCCGCGAGCTGGTTGCCGCTGGTCTGCGCCTTTTTGATGCCTTGTTCGTAGTCTTTCGAATCAAGGGTCAGCGTTGCGGACAACGCCATTAGATCCATTTAGTCACCCCCTCCCCAGCGGGATAGAAGCGTATTGTAGATATCGTCCCCGGTCGGATCGTCCTGCTTCTCCTCGTGCAGCTCTGCCCACGATGGGAAGGGGTACTCCTCGGAGATCAGCTTGCCGACCGACCAAAGTATCTGCGCCGTGTAATCCCGCCAGTTTCGGCGGTCGAACTCAACCTGCATGGCTGACACCAGCATCTGCATGACAGGTGGTGCGCCGTGATGGTAGACCTCGAGGATTACTCCGTCTGCTCCTCCGAGCCTGACTGCATAAAAAAATCAATGAAGTCCTTATCCAGCAAGCCCCGGATGTCTTTGATGGTCTGCATACCCTTCTGCGCCAGCACCTCGTCGACGGTCTTGTTTGTCATCGCCGCGACGATCTGCGCCGTGTCGGGAAGGTTCTTCTCATCCAGCAGCGCGGGCGTGATAGCCGCGATCAAGCGCGTGACCTGTTCGAGCATCGTGCCGTCGCCGTTGCCGCTCCGAAACTCAGCGAAAGACTGGAGCGCGGCGATGATCCGTTTGCTTTTTCCAAGCCTTTCGACAGGCTGGGCGATGGCGCACAGCGTCCGGGCGAGTTCAACCGTGTTCATCTCAGATAATTTCATACGTTCTCCTCTCTATAAAAAGAGGGGGAGAGATGTCCCTCCCCCATTAAGTTTCGCCAGTCGCGCCAGACGCTGCGGGTTCGAAGAGCAGGATTTCGAACGGCGCGGTGTCGTAGTCGTCGAGGTTATCCTGATACGGATGCAGCTCAAGCGGGTAAGTAGCCTCGCCCTTGTCCGTATAGGAAACCGTGAAGTCCGAGACGTTAAGCGCGTTTTTGAACGCGATCAGCATCACGCCGCCGTTGTTCAGGTCGGTGGCAAGCACGAGGTTGTGCAGATAGTCGCCAGTCTGAATCAGCGTGCGCGGGGTGATCGTGGTCTTCTCGCCGCTCGTAGTGGTATCGGCGGCAGTCAGGCCAATTTTGATGTTCTTCGGCGCGAACTCGATGAACGTGAAGTTCAGGGTCGCGTCAACACTGTCGGTGATGGTGTCGCCGACGTAGCGGTAGCGGAGGCCGTCGGCCTCGATCTGCCGCATCTCGCGGGTGGTCGTGAAGCTACCGCCGCCGCGCGTCATGCCCATGCACTTTGTCTCGTCGGCAAGTGCGGTAACGAGCGCGGTCTTCAGCGCTTCGGTAGTGGTGATATTCGAATAATCGAAATCTTTGAACAGCGCACCGACATTCAGAAGAACGTGTTTGAAGCCTTCTGCGCGTGCCGCTGTAATCATATTTGCTACAGGCATAAGGTTATCTCCTTTCCTTAAGTTCCGGGAACGTGCAGCGCATTAAGCTGCAAACTGATGTACGCGATGCGTATATCGGGATTGGATGCGTCGTGCATAATCTGAACGAGCGGCGTGGACGGACGGATCACGACACCGCTGTCCAGCACAACGCCCTCACCAATTGCGGACACGATATCCCCCGCCTTTTCGAGCAGAGCCGTGTTCGAATTGGTACGCATGAAAATCTGTGCGTAGTGGGTCGCGTTGTACTGGTACTGCGGCTCGTTGTACAGATAGGTGATGTACGGAAGGGTCACGTCATCCGGGACGGTGTTCACCTCGTAGGCTGGCAGACCGAAGCCGGAGTAGAACGTATACAAGGCTGCTGCCGTGCTTGTCATGCCGGGATCACCCATTTCTCGGCGGTCACCTGCCCGATTTGGAAGGTCGCCCGTTCAGGTGTCTCGCTGTCGGTCACGTTCGAGGTAACACGGAAGATCGCGCCGTCCGATACGCGCCGGAAGACATCATGAAAAGCAAGCTCCGCGCCCTTGTACACGGTGATGGTGTACAGCTCAGTCACGCCGTCTTTCTCGGCGATACGGGCTTGCATCGAGGTGTCCTTTACGATAGCTGCGGTAAACGCCGCGCCGTCGACCCACTCGTATGTGAAGCCGCCCAATCCGTCCGGCACGCTGCGCTTGTCCATCAGGACGCAGGATGTCATATACTCGTCGATCAGGCTCATTCGCTGTACACCTTCCTCCATTGCGCCAATGCGGATTTCGGCACGCCGTACCACGTACCCGCTGGCATTCCGTCCGTCGCATCCGTCGCGCCCTTGGTGTACGAGTACCCGCCGAACGATTCAGACGTATAGGGGCTGTTCAGCGCCTCGCCGTGCTTCGTCATCCATTCGGACGCGCTCGCCGCGATTTCAAGCACCGCTTTCGGCGGGTACATTGCCCAAATCTCCCCGGTGAACGTCTCTGCATAGAGGTCAGCCGCTGCCGTGTCATCGTCGTTTCGGATGGTCTCGCCGTAGGTATAAACGCCATCATTCAGCGCGGAGCCTTTGATCCTGAACCGCTGCCCGGACAGCAAAAACGGCAGTTCAATGCTGCCGCCAGTGATGGTGTACGTGCCAGCGTGGATCATCTGCTCATGCGTTGTAGGATGGCGTTCGAAGTAGTTATGCAAGTGAGCGCAAAGTCTTTCAAGCATCCTTCTTCACCCGCTTTCGGGTGGCCTTGATCTTTTCAATCAACGGACAGCCGATTTTGTTCTCGCAGGACATAAGTTCATTGATTCGATCAGTCCCGATCTTTACGCCGTCGCGGGGGAAAATGTCGCCCACTTCGTAAATGTGATTTTGATCCTGCAAATCCATAAACCGAACAATTACCTTGTACATATTTCCCTCTCAATCAGCGTATTGCACATGACGCAGCATATGCCCGCAGTTTACGCGCGTATCTGTGAAAATCGGTATTCCCGACTTTTTACACGCCTCGCAGAAATACAGGTCTTCTGACAGCATCCGCTTGTTTGAGTAGTTGACCCAGTCGTACCACGGATAGTCGATCCTTCTGAAAACATCCGTCCTGATCAACGCGCAGCCCATGCCGCCGCCGTGAATACGAACCTTAAACTGTCCTTGTTCTTTAAGCGTCTTCAACTCTTCTGCTGTGTACTCGCTCTCCAACGGATAATTGAAGTGCGGAACGCCATGAGAATCTAACAACTTGCAGACACAAGTCCTGCCGCGATAGATGTTGTCCGAATCCCTGTGAGCATAGAAACCAAGACACACATCTTTGGCATCGTCCATCAGATTGATTAGCGCGTCCTTCGGCAATACAACATCGTTGTCCACCATCAGCACATAATCACTCTGCTTGTCCAATGCCATCTGTGCTATCTTGTTCCGCGCCGTGGCACAATCATAGCCCCTGACGTATTCAAACGAGGCATCATGCCCCGACACGTCCAAATCATAAATAGACTTGAACGTGTCAGGGTAGATGTTTTCAAACGTTGGGACTGCAATCAGAAGCCTCACGAATTAAGCCCCAGTCGCGCCAGTCGCTCCACCCGCTCCGATGGTGACATTGGCGATGCCGTCGAGGTACTCGGCCCACAATTTCATGCCCATCAGCGCGTAGGT